TGGTCATCTGAAAGCTCCGAAATTATCTAGCGTCAGTTGACATATGTAGTTAACAAGTTAATTATAATAAGTAAAGTAGGTTAACAAAAAAGCATTATGTTAATTAGTCTTGCAGAATTGGCAATGCTTAAAAACGTGTCTAGGGCTGCGGTTACAAAGAAAATTAAATCTGGTAGATTACATGGTGCAGTTGTTAACCACAATGGCAGAAAAATGGTTAACAAAGAAGAAGCATTTAGATTATGGGATATGGCTGATACAAGAGTTGTTACAACAGTTAAAAAAGAACTTAAACAGAAGATAGATAGTTTACCTGCTGATTCCATACCAGATTTTGCAGAAAGTAAAGCTAAAAGAGAATTTTATTTAGCAGAACTAGCAAAGTTAGATGTAGAAGAAAAGAAAAAACAGTTAGTTAGTGTTGATGAGATAAAAAAAAGCAGTTTTGCTACTGGTAGATCTATTAGAGAAGCATTAACAAATCTTGCTGATAGGCTTAGTCATCAGTTAGCAGGGGAGGATGATGCAACTGTTATACATAATATTATTTCTACTGAACACAGAGAAGCATTAGAGAATTTAGCACAATGAACGCATGGGAAGAAGGATTTTTTGCAGGTTTAAAGCCACAAGAACAACTTACAGTAAGTGAATGGTCTAATAAATATAGAGTCTTATCTAGTAAAAGTTCTAGTGAGCATGGAAAGTATAGAGTTGAACGAACACCATACCTAAAAGAACCTATGGACTGTTTAAGTACACAAAGTCCTATACAAAGAGTGGTGTTAATGTTTGCTGCTCAAAGTGGAAAAACAGAACTTCAGAATTGCTTTGCAGGTTATGTAATAGATCATGCACCAGCACCTATGTTACTTGTACAGCCTACTGTTGATATGAGCAAAAGACTCAGTAAACAAAGAATAGAACCTATGATAAATGATACACCATGCTTAAATAAAAAAATTGCACCTGCTAGAAGCAGAGATAGTGGAAATACATTATTTAGTAAAGAGTTTCCTGGTGGGATGATGATAATAACAGGAGCAAATTCAGCAACAGGATTAAGATCAACACCATGTCGATATATAAGCCTAGATGAGGTGGATGCATTTCCATCTGATGTATCAGGTGAAGGTGATCCTGTAGCACTTGCGGAAAAAAGGGCAACAACATTTAGTACACGCAAAAAGATATTACTAACATCTACACCTACGATTAAAGATTTTTCAAGGATAGAGGCAGAATATTTAGCATCAGATCAACGCTTATATTTTGTACCTGCACCATGTTGCGGTAAATATCAATATTTAGATTGGAAACAATTAGAAAAAGATAACGAAAAAAATCCTAAATATAAATGTATACATTGCGGAGAGTTATTTGATGAAACACATAAAACAAAAATGCTACGAATGGGTGAATGGCGAGCTATGAAAGAAGGAGATGGAATAACAGCAGGTTATAGACTTAACGGACTTTATTCACCTTTAGGTTGGTTATCGTGGTCTGAAATGCTTATGGAATTTAATAAGGCAAAAGGTGATGCACCATTAATTAAAACTTTTGTTAATACACGTTTAGCAGAAACATTTGAAACAGATTATGTAAGTGCTATGAGTGCAGAAGGATTGTTAAAAAGATGCGAGAGTTATGAACAGGGTACTTGTCCAGATGGTGTATTGTTTTTAACTCAAGGTGTTGACTGTCAGATAGACAGACTAGAAGTTAGTACATGGGGTTGGGGTGTAGGTGAGGAGGCATTTTTGATAGATCATATACAATTATGGGGTGATCCACATCAGGCAGAAGTATGGAAACAACTGGAGATAGTAATTAATCAACAATATGAGCATGAAAATGGTAAAACTTTAGTACCTGTAGTAACTGCTATTGACTCAGGTGGTTTACATACACAAGTTGTATATCAATTTGCTAGGGAAAAAGTAGCACAAGGTGTAATAGCAATTAAAGGGCAATCACAGGCTAATAAACCTGCAATAGGTAGACCTTCAAGGGTTGATATTAATATGAAAAAATATAATAAAGCAATAAAAAATGGATCTGTTGTATATCCACTTGGAGTTGATACTATAAAAAATACCTTAATGAATAGATTGAAAAATAATAAAATTGGTAGCTATGGTTATATCCATTTTCACGCAAGTACAAGTGAAGATTATTTTAAACAGATAACATCAGAAAAACAACTATTAAAAACAAATAAAAGAGGTTTTCAAGTGCCAGTATGGGTATTACCTTCAGGTGTAAGAAATGAATGTTTAGATACATGGGTTTATTCTTATGCCGCAATGTGTTTATATATATCTAGATTCAGTACAAATACAAAAAACGTGTGGCAATACTTACAAAATAATTTTAATAATGCTGATAATGTAGATAAGCCTAAAAGAGCTACAATAAAGACAGCACCAAAAAAAGATTTTGTTAATTCCTGGTAAAGCTAATGTTTAAATCTGACTTGCCT